CTCAAAACATGGGAGGAGTCTTTCATTGATGAAGATACAGGTGAAACAGTAACCATCGAACGGAATGAAATTCTTTTTGACCGTGGCACGCTGATAGACCAAGACACTTTGGCGAAAATTCGTTTCAGTATGGAAGCTGACGGCATCAAGGAAGTGGAAGTCAGCAACCAGAACCGCTTGGCATTCGAGAATGAGAACAAATTCTTATATCCCTATCTTGCACAGGCACAAATAGGGGACAAGAAGCATAAGTTCCTGCTGTATGCCACCGGATTGGAGAATTCTTGTAGTATCTTGAAAGATTACATCGAACTAAACTATATGTTCGGATTCACCTTGACAATGGTCAAGGAATTCGATTCTTGCGTGATTCTTACTGACAATTTGAAAGAACGCAAGATAGATGATGCCACCCTCGAAGAATTAAAAGATACATTCCTTTTAAACGATTCTGTAACGGAAGAAGATGAAGAAGAGGGAGATTCCAAGCCCAATGAAAAGAAATTCTATCAGATTGAGACGAAAATCACATTCACGGAAGGGGAGAATGAAGACGAAAGAGTCCAAACCTTTGTCGTGAACACCTTCAACGTTGACAGAGCGATGATGCTTATTACCCACTATCTCAAAAACAAAGAGGAAGAATGTGAGAAACAAGCCAAAGAAAAGGGACATGAGTTCAAAAAGAGAGAAATTCACACGGCTATTGAATCAGCCAAACCTATTCCGGTCGGGCGGTTTATTCCGAAAGAGTTTTCAATGGCTTATATGGAATAACTTTGTTAACCTGCCTGTCCGGTCTGTGAAGATGGGGCGGGCGAAAATGGAGGTGCGCAGTGGAGTGCTTTTGACTTTCGAGAGGTGCACATGGTAGAAAGTACGGTACGTGAGATATAAGGAGTAATTAACCTTAGAAGTAGCGCAAAAGGATAAGTCCTTAATTGGGTGTTCGAATCGCCCCATCTCCACATAAATGTGAGCCACACATAAATGGCACGGGTCTTAAATAATGGTTTCGCCCCGGAGAATACGCTTCGGGGCTTTTAATTAGTAGAATATGAAAAGAGAAGAAGAAATACAAAGAGCAGCAGAAGAAGCAAGAGCCGCAAGTGCTGAGACACTAACCACTCACGGTACACATTCTCATCTGGACGATATTCCTTTTATAGATTTATCCTATGATGAGATTGCAGAATCAGCCTTTGTTAAAGGCGCAGAATGGGCGGACGAACATCCTCAAAATGCTGATGGGTGTGATTTTTGCAATGAACTTGCTGGCATTAATCATAAATCAGATGAGTGCTATCTTAGCTATAACGATGACATACTAACTATTGACGTTGATATACCATTAAGTTGGGGGAGTGCAACTAATTCATATAGGTTTAATATAAACTATTGCCCTTTTTGTGGCAGAAAACTGAAATAATATAATGCCATACTACATAAAACGAAAGGCTAAGAAGAAAGACAAGCCTTTACCTCTGTTTGATAAAGCAGGGGTAACAGTAAAGAAGAAGCCGGATTTGAAAGCTAAGCTCGACAAGGAGTTTTCCCTTTTTATCCGGCTTCGTGATGCAATGCCAAACGGGTATTTTAGATGTATCTCGTGCGGACAGATAAAGCCGTTTGAACAAGCGGATAACGGGCATTACATAAACCGACAGCACATGAGTACCCGATTTGATGAGATGAACTGTAATGCTCAATGTAGGCACTGCAACCGCTTCATGGAAGGGAATATTCAGAACTATCGGAAGGGATTAGTAGCTAAGTATGGCGAGCAGAGGGTTATCCTACTCGAAGCAAAGCAGGGTATTAGCCGGAAGTTTGCCGATTTTGAGTATGAACAGTTAATCAAGTATTATAAGGCACTTAATAAGAAATTGCGAAAGGAGAAAGGATTATGAAACTAACAGATGAAAGCTTAATGCCTTTTGGAAAGCACAAAGGAGAAAAGATGGCAAATGTACCTGCATCTTATCTTTTGTGGCTCTATGATGAATATACAATGCCAAATCCTCGTTTTGGATTCATACATAGAGGAGTTTTGGAATATATAGAGGAAAATTTGGATGTTCTCAGAGAAGAAATGAAAAAGAATAGCCATGTACAAACTACGTGATTACCAACAAAAAGCCTCAGATGCAGCCGTTTCTTTCTTCAACAACAAAGCGAAGAAAACAAATGCCATTATGGTGTTACCTACAGGAAGCGGAAAGAGCCTTATCATAGCGGATATAGCCGCAAGACTTGATGGACATACCTTGGTGTTTCAGCCAAGCAAGGAAATACTCGAGCAAAATTTCAAGAAGCTCTGTTCATACGGTATTCTTGATTGCAGCATCTATTCTGCATCCTTTAACTCAAAAGAAATAAGCCGGATAACATTCGCCACCATCGGTAGTGTGAAGAATCATCCCGAACTGTTCACCCACTTCAAGAACATCATCGTGGACGAATGCCACCTTGTTAACCCTAAAGAGGGTATGTACAAATATTTTTTTGATGCGGTGAAGTGTAAGGTTCTTGGACTGACAGCTACACCGTATCGTTTAAGTTCCAGCCGTGACTTTGGTTCTATGCTGAAATTCATCACCCGGACAAAGCCTCATGTCTTTTCAGAGGTCATTTATCATGTACAGATATCAACCTTATTAGATATGGGTTACTTGGCGAAGTTGAATTACTATCCAATGAATCCTTCGGGATGGAACGAACTTAACTTGAAAGTAAATACTACTGGTGCCGACTATACGGATAGGTCAGTTCAAAGAGAATATGAACGGATAGACTTCTACGGTTATCTCGTTCATATCGTCCAAAGGCTGATGAATCCCAAAGCCGGAGGAAAACGGAAAGGTATTTTGGTATTTACCCGTTTTCTGAAAGAAGCGGAGCGGCTTACCTGGTCTATACCCGGAGCCGCAATCGTTTCGGGTGACACCCCAAAAGGTGAGCGCGAAAGGATACTTGAAGCGTTCAAGGCTGGTGAAATTCCGGTAGTGGCGAATGTCGGGGTGTTAACCACCGGCTTTGACTATCCGGAACTTGATACGGTCGTTATGGCACGTCCTACAATGTCACTTGCCATGTGGTATCAGATAGTCGGTCGTGCCATCCGTCCGCATCCTTCCAAAGAATGTGGCTGGATTGTGGATTTATGTGGTAATATCAAACGTTTCGGAGAGGTGTCGGACTTACGGTTGTTTGATAGCGGAAATGGGAAATGGGCAGTTTACTCGAAAGGAAGGCAATTAACAAACGTGAGATTCTAAAAT